GAAAGATTGATATATCTCATAGGAAAGAACGATTTTGAACGCAACTTTTCAGTTTTGGGCGGCGAGCCTCTTTGTCCTGAAAACATAAAAGATGTTGCAACAATCATTAGTGCAATAAGAAGCAAATACCCGAACATAAAAATATATGTTTGGACTGGTTATAATTTTGAAGACTTGCCTGATACTGTTGAAATGAAAGATATTTTATACAACATTGATGTTCTTATTGATGGTCCTTACATTGAAGAATTAAGAGATACAAGACTTAAACTTCGTGGGTCATCTAATCAACATATCAGACTTAAATCAAATGGTTACACCATTGAGGAAAAAGAATGACATTATACAGTAAAGATGAGCCTTTCATTGTAGGCGTTGACTTTGATGGAACAGTTACAACAAAACCTGAAGGAGGTATGGATTTTCCTCCGCCTCAGCAGGGCTTTGTTGATTTTTATAATCACATTCACGAACATAATTACGCAGAGCCTGACAATCAGATTTTAATTGTTATTCATACCGCAAGAGACTTGGATAATATTGACAACTGGACTTATGTAAAAGATTATCTTTGCCGTTATCAGCTTAATGAAGTGTTCTTGCCAAAAAGAGATGGCCTTTCAATTAAAAATAATCTTAATAAGAAAAAGACTTTCCCAGTTCATTACACAATAAACAGTAAGATACCTTGCAGTTGCTATGTTGATGATTTGAATATCGGAGTGCCAAAGATTGATGAAAGCAATCTTGATTGGCCTCAGATTGAGAAGCTTATTTTTGAAAAGATTGAAATGTTAAAAAAGTATTGGGCCGACAAAAAAGTTAAATAGAAAGCTTTATGTTTCTACTGTTGTTGTCATACTTGTTATAAGTTTGCAACAACTTAACGATTGGTCTGAAGAGCATACTAAAGTCGTACTTTCTTTTCATAAATTGAAGATATATAATACCGCCAAATCTTGAAGAGAACTCAACTGCTTCTTCAGTCGATCTTTTGTTTGCAATCATTATGTCGTGTGTAATCTTTATGATATGTGCAACTTCAATCAATCTTATCGGAGCATTATCAAGAACATAAGCAACTTCTCTAAGTGTTCGACTGTTGTACATATCGCGCCCTTCAATTAACAAGTTTCTTTCTTTATTTGTCTTTATCTTTGTTGTCAACTTACTTACTAAAACTTTCTTATGAAGCCAATAATCTTTGAAGTATGAAATGATGCAGTTGTTAATCATTATAGGTATAAATAACAAACATAACTTAAACAGCGCATTGTCGTGATTTTCAACAAAGTCATTAGGCGTTACAATATAGTCAACAATTAGGTAAGCTCCTATAAATAAAATGTCGATGCAAGTAAGAACAGTGTAAACTTTTCCATAAAGCTTACGATCTTTAAACTCATTATATTTTGTAAAGCCTAACATCAATAATGTTGCAGTGTAAGTAAATATCTGTGTAAATGCTCTTCCTCTTGGTGACATATTCATATGATAAAACATAACTGCAATAATTGCGTTAAAGGTCATTATTGCATAAGTTGAGGACATAAGAAAGTTCTTCTTATTTGTTGATATTGTCTTATCTTTTATCAACAACATATAAGTTCTTAAGAAGAGAACATAGATAATGCAAACTGCTGATGTTGTATTCATAACCGCTCCGTAAAATTGTGGGAAAGAATGAGCAGCAAATACATCAACAATGATAAAAATTATTAAACTAATCAATTCACTCATATATCACCTCTTTCACAAAGAGTACGTTATAAAAAAGTATTGCACATTGGAGTATTTTAATTGTTGCTAAAACAGGACCAACGATAACGTAATTCCAACACATTGTAAAATTGAATGACAATATAAGCTGCTGTATCAACTCAAGTAAAATAAATAAAATGTATAAAGGCTTTCGATCTTTTGTTGAGTTAAGTGAGAACACAATCATATCTGCACAAATGAATGTAAGCGCAGCAACTGCAAAATAATGAAATGTATCAGTTATTGTATAAAGACCAACCATAAGTGCTACAATTATAAGAACTGCAGTTGAACTTATTGAAAACGCAGCAGTAACACGGCTTCTTCTTTGTAAGTTTTTATATAACGATCTACTTTTGGTGTTAAAGGTTTCTTTAAAATAATACTTTTCAAGATAAGTGAAAGCGCCTATGCATACAAGGTCTTTAATCATATCGAAAAACTTATCAATAGGCGCATAACAGTACAAGTATCTATAAGTACCATAGAAAGCCGCAAAGAATATATAAAACCAAAATCCGCCTGTCTTAAGATAGTATTTTTTATTGAAGATTGTCTTGATTAGTATAAGAGTCAAGAAAATCATTTCAATAAAAAATAGAGTCTGTTCCATATTAAACTCCCACAACGTTATTCGGAGGCATTATTAAATCCTCGTCAATCAATGTCTCCGGTAAGTCCTCACTGTTTACAGTTTTATCAAAATGTATCTTGAGAACATTCTTAATCTTATCGTCAAGAACGTCGTTGTTATTATGTACTTCTTTTAAGCATTTAACAGCTTCATCATATGCGTACTCCAAAGAACTTATAAGCATCTTCTTAAAGTAATCTTTTTGTTCTTTTAAGCATTCAATCAAAATGTCTGAACTGAGACTTGAGTTTTCTTTTGAGTAATTAAGTAAGTTCTGAAGCTCAATCCAAAGATTATGATACGCAGTATCGATGAAGTTTCTGTTGTTGTTTACAATTTCCTCTTTAGTTTTTTCAGCAAGTCGGTCAGCAACACATATCTGTCTGAAAGGAGCGACAACTTTTTCACGGAAGCAGTAATACAACAAAGCTCTTGCAATGTCCACATTAGTTCCACCTTTTGAGATGTAACCTTCAATAATAAATGTTTGAATAACATCAGAATTGTCTCTTATTTTAGCCATCTGACTATCAAACAATTCTTGACGCTTTTTACTGTTTTCATAGCCTGTGTCGACTGAGTATTGTATTATAGTAGAAAGAGTTGAGTAGAATTTCTCAAAGTGAAAAGGCTCCTGAATTGGCGCAGCAGTTGCACTGTCGTCTTTACCTTTGAGTTTAAATCCTTTGTCTCCTGCTTTTACTTCAAAGTCAGCTTTCTTTACAAAAAATATAATAAGTTTGTAAAGGCCGAAGCAAATTAAGCCAACGACCGCAAGAAGTACTAGCATAGTAAAAATAAACAGACCTGGGTGATTACCTGCAAAGTCTGTTAAAACCTTTATATTGCCTTCCATTGTAATTTTCCTTTTTATTTAGTTCAAATGAAGTCACTAGGTTTTTGTTAATATTTATATCATATTTTGCGACTAATTAAATCCTAGTTGAGGAGCAAAAATGGAAACGTCATTAAAAAGTGGTATAACACTTAATGAGGACGCCTACATAATTATTACTGACTTAAATTTGAATGAAAAACCGATTGATGAAACAAATGAGCTTATTAAATTATTAAAGTCGTATAGACAGTACTCAATCGTATTATTAGGCGATACTTTTCAGTCAAGTCGTGATGTTGCAATTGAAAATAATAAAGACTTAATAAAAGAAATCAACAAACACAATCCAATTTATATTTGCGGCGATACTGACCCTTATTATGGTTATGATTACGCTGAATATCATAATAGAATTTTATGTCACGGAAATCAGTTTAATTTCTTTACAAAGTTTAAGTTTTTGAATAAATTATTTAAAAGATTTAAACACAACTTTGAAAACGTTAAGCAAGAAATCCCATCAGATTTAAGGTTCTTTTTGGGTAATAATCATTATGTTATAGGACATTATAATAATGATTGTAACATTGTAGGTTCAAGATCCCTTGCAGCAAGAATTCCTTATTTGATGGACTCTGAAAAAATTATTAAACTTTAATCAAACTCTCTTTATATTATATTTGAAAGGAGTTTGTGATGTACAAGATTTGTAAAACTTGCGGAAAGAAAGTTGAAATCCCAGTTACAACAACCCAATTTGATGAACTTTTGAATTGGAGACAAAGTCCTAGAAAATTAACAGAAATCGCCCCAAGTCTTTCAGCTGGTTTACGGGAAATGTTTATCAGCGGTATTTGTCCCGATTGCTGGGATGTTTTGATTGGCGATGAAGCTGACGCGGGTGAAGAATGAAATACACATACTGTAAATACTGTTGGAAAGGTTTTGGAAAAGTTGGCAGCAAATGCCCACTCTGTCGAAGAGTTCTTAAGTAGGAGGAAAATATGGAAAATTATAAATTTCTTGCAAATGAAGATGAACTTAAATGGTTTTTTGACCACGTTATAACAAAGCCTCAGGAAGGCGAATCTTATCTTATGTGTCTTGCTTCAAGAGCAAAGAAAGTTTCAATGGAAGAAAGGGCCCGCATTCATCTTGGCCGCGGTGAAATGATGAGAGAGCAGGTAATTGTTCCTCGCGGTAAAAATCGTATTTGGGATTTCACTCAGTTCAAATCATACTTCCGCAGATATGAATTCCCTTACGATGGTATGGTAACTGAAACAGGCGATCCTTACCCAGTCAATTCACTTGTACTTTACTTTTATGTAAATCCTTCAAGTGAAGACAGAGTTGCAATGGACCAAATGAATCATACACTTCAGATTCTTATCGACCTTGTAAATGCAAGTCGTAAGCAGCATAAAGATGGTATTGCTGAACAGCTTGCAAAGCTTGGTGGTCTTGACGTTCACAAGAAAACTTGCCGCGCCACAAACCTCAGTCAGCATCTTTGGACACAGTTTGATTTTGACTTTTCAGATGAAGTAAAGAATGACCCTGCAAAAATTGAACTTGTAAAGAAAGTTCTTCGTGATGTAGGTAATCGACTTTATGGTAAAGGTAAAGTTGTTATCATCAGAACAGGTGGCGGTTTCCACGTTCTTGTTCGCAAAGAGGGTATGAGATACTGGGCTGACAATGTTCGTAAAACAGATACTTACAAAGACCCAATCAATTCATTCCTTAAGAATGTTGTTGATACTCTTAATGTTGAAAATAACGGTGAGCCTTTCAAGTGGTATGATGAATGGACAAAAACTGAACAGTCATTCCTTCCGTGCCCAGGTACTTTTCAGTACGGTAATTTTGTTGTTGAGGTTGTGAATAAAGAAGACTTTTGTTAATATAAAATTATGTTCGCAAGAGTTGTATTTGATGACGGTGGTGACCCAGAATTAACTAAACAAAAAATTACAGAAGAAATTCAATCTTGCGCTCGAGATGGATATGTACTTATCGATGTTCGACACATCGATGATATAATAACTTTATATTTTGAGGACAAGGATGAATGACAGTAAAGCGGTAAATCACCCATCACATTATGAAAAGGGTGACGGACATATTGAGTGTATTGACTTGCTTGCTTTGATTAGCAAAGGTTACAAAGACATTTATGCAAACGAAGTAGGTCAGTCAAAATACTTATATCGTATGGGTTCGAAGGCTGAAGCAGATTTGACAAAAGAGCAGAAAGCCTGTCAGGACGTTAAGAAAAGCATTTGGTACTTGAAGGACTTTGCAGCAAGAGTTGTTCGTGTTTGTAAAGAAAATTCTGATAAAGACTTCCAAATGGTTGTTTACTACGGCAATGGTAAATACTACGATCCTTTTGAAGCGGACTTGATTGCAAAAGAGTTTACTTATGATAAGCCCGAAGCAATCAAAGAAACAATTGCACAAGCAATAAAACTTATTTATTGCTTTCATTCATTGAGTGATGTAAGAGAAGCAATCTCTCTTCTTGAGAAGGTTGTAAAAATTATGTCGGAAGAAAACTTTACTTTTGAGTAAGGTTTACTAAATAAAATACAATTGGCAACGGATGTTCCTATTACTTCAGCTATCTGTGTGCCGCAAGGTACACAACACTTTATACATCCCGCCGTTTTTTCATAAGTGGTTCCTATTAAGAACTACGGACTTAGCTTACCGGAAGAGCGCCTCGTTGAGGAAGTATAGGTTCGAATCCTGTAGCCCGTGCCATTACCACTCGAGAGAATATATTGGAGGTTCAAAATGAAATCATTCTCACCTAATCTTATCGGAGCACTCAACAAGTCTGTTTGGGTTGCAGCAGATCCTAAAATGTTTAAGAAAGTTAACGAACTTGCAATTAAGGCAGGTTATTTGGTACACCCAAATGCTTGTTCTGACAGCGTTATACAGTTCTTGAAACAGCAGACTTATAACCCTAACGCAACTTTCTTCAAGTCTTGGTCAGATATTGCAAAGCGTTCAGAAACAGAACTTTGTCTTGCTCAGGCTCTTCACTATATGTCAACTTATGGCGTATCACTTTTGTTTGGTGAGGATGTTGTTGAAGGAAACGGTTTCGTTCCAAACAAAGATCCTGCTATTATGGCTTTCGGCGACTTGAAGCTTATCAACGCTGCTCAGCCTAAAGAAATCTTTGCTGACCTTTATGGTATGCTTAAGAGCGGAATTGCTATGTCTTCAACTTTGGTAAAAGACGCTGTTGAGTTTATCAAAGATTACAACTTTGAAGCATCAGTAAAGCTTGATGATGTTGCAAACCGCGAGGCTCAGGCTTTGCTTTCAGTTGCTATGGGTAAGATGCCTTCGGATGAATTCGCAATGCTTCGTATCATTGCTTATTACATTACAGGTTCAACTTTGCTTATCAAGAATGAAAGAACAATTCAGGCTTTCCGTTATGGCAGCACAATTCCTGAAGTTCAGACTTTGCTCAACAACTTGACTGAAGAGCAGATGAAAAACCTTTCAAAGATTTTCTTGCGTTACAAGCCATTGTTCCTTGCTATGAAGTCAGGTGCTGCTTCAACTATCAACCGCATTCGTCGTCTTGCAGTTAAAAACCATAAGCCATTGAAAGTTGGCCTTTGGGAAAGAATCCTTATTGAACAGAACGAAGATGACTTGGCTGAAGCTTTTGAAAAAGTTGAAGAACTCAACAACTATCGTAAGATACAGTTGATGGAAGCAATTTTGTATCGTAAGCAGCACCCAGAAAATCAGTTCTACCATATCCGCAACGGTAAGACATTTATCCGTGCAGATTATCAGCCAACTTACAACGCTGATTTCAACGAACGCTTGTACTGTATTTTGATGGACTCTCTTGTAAAGTCACTTCATAAAAAGTACAGAAAAGAAGACGGTTCACATATGTCTGTCAAATTGCCTAAGGGTTTAATGCTTGTATGTCCAACTTCTGAAAAGAACTTTGTTGGAAATATACCTGCAGGTTCCTATGTCAAGTTTGCAGAAAATGGTGAAACACCTGCCGATATTATTTTCGGTATTTACTGGCGCGGTGAATGGGGTACACAGGACTTCGACTTGCACTATCAGGCATTCGATGGCCGCAACTTTGGTTGGAACTCTTGTCATAAAGACGGAACACAGTTGATGTTCTCGGGCGATATGACTCGTGCAAACCCAGAAGCATCAGAATGTTTCTTCTTGAGCGGAGACGCTCCTGAAGGTACTTTGTCAGTATATCGTTACTGGGGTGACAAGCCTACAACACAGTTTAAGGTTTGGGTTGCAAAAGAACACTTCACAGACGGTCATCAGGTTGAGTCAAAAGATGAAATGATTGGCAACTCAATGAAGTCTCGTTCATCTTACGGTTATATGGCTGACCCTGCAAACATCGTATTTGATACAATCATTGATTGCGAAGACAGCGGTGAGCATCAGGTTGGTTGTGTAATTGACAACAAGCTTTACTTTACAAACGAATCTATGAACGGCGGTCGCGTTCCTAATAAGAACACAACTGACCTTTACAAAGAAGCAGTTCCAAAGAAGTTGAACTCCCACATTGTGCTTAAGGACTTGCTTACTGTTGCAGGAATTCCTGTTGTTGAAGGTGATGCTGAAGCCGACATTGACTTGTCAGTTCCAAACAAGGCAGACTTAATCAACTTCTTCTCTACAGCAGAGTAAAAGTAAAAAGAAAAAGGAAGCCGGAGATAAACTTTCCGGCTTTTTTCTTTATATTATAGTAAACGATATGAACGAATGGGAAATGACTGAGGAGCAACTTAATCAGTTGCTTCTTCAGGAACAGTTAGAAAACGACGCGTATGAATGGCAGCGAAGACAAGAAGAGCTCGCTGCTAACTACGATTTTGATTACGGAGATGTTAAACAATGAACAACTACAAAGAACTTGAAGACTACATCAAAAATAACAAAGATTGGCAGGACAAGCTCAAACCTTATATGAAAACTGTTGCTCCCGTTGACTTTAATGCAAAATGGGTTGTCCCAATGTATTGTCTTTTTGACATCCCAAAAAATAAAGACTTACTTAAAGTAATTATGCAGTGTCGTGGTTCTGTTGTAAACAAAGACACAGGTGAAATCATTTGTGCTCCTTTTGTAAAGTTTTGGAACTTCGGCGAAAAATACGCTGCTGATATTGATTGGGATTCAGCAAAAGTAACACACAAAAGAGATGGCTGGATTTTTGAAATGTTCAAATATAACAACGAAGTTTACTTCAAGTCAAACGGACGCTGCATTTCAAAAATGAGCCCAGGTGCTCCTGTTGATATTATCCCAGGGCTCCCAGTATTGAAAGATATGGGAGAAGTCCTTGCACGAGCTTGGAAACTTGGTTCAGGCGAAGATATGTATTTTGCAAAAGATGGTCACTTCACTGTTGACTCTGATTGGGTAAAAGCATTGCCTTCAAATTGTACTTTGTGCTTCGAACTTGAGTCGCCTTGGAATCGTATCCACACTGACCTTGTGAATGATGCAAAGTTGTGGTTTATTATGTACCGTGACCAAAACGGCGATGAGCACGACATTTACAACTGTGATGAATTAAACATACCTTTTGAAAGACCTCAGTTGTATGACTGGAAATCTGAAAAAGAAATGCTCGATGCATTGAAGAATTGGACTGCAAAAGACAACGGTGAAGGTGTTGTTGTAGTTGATAAAAACTTCAACCGTGTAAAGATTAAGACAGAAGATTATCGTCGTATTAAGTTTGAAACAAATTCAAATGATTACGGTGACAATCGCTTGTTCAGATACTTTGTTGCCGGTGAAATTGATGATTTGGTTGCTGTCAATCCAGACTTGGTGCCTCGTGTTGAAGTCTTCCGCCAGAAACTTAAAGAGTTTGACGAACTTCTTGCAAAATACAAAGAAGAGGCTGATAAGCTTGTGTATACTTATCGTGATAAAAAATCTTTGTATATTGCAGTAAAAACAAAATACGAAAACCCAAAAAGAACTTTGATAAGTAACTTAATAAAGCATACACCTGAGGAAGTAAAAGAAAACTTGCTTCACGGTACAAACGGTTGGTGGAAAGCGTCAACTCCGTTTACTGAACTTTGCAATATACTTGAACAATAAAAAAGGCGGGCGTTAAGCCCGCTTATTTTTTAATCAAAGTTCCTTTCAGCATTTTTTATTTTTTCAAGTTCTGCTTTATTACCCCTTATTAGCGTTTGTTGTTTTATTAAGTGCATCCTTAAAGTTAGCCCATTCTTGAACAGCAGCTGCAATATATTTTGATTTCTGTGAAAATTGTTTAATCTTTTCCATAGCGGCATCCATAGCTGCAATCTGTGGTGCAGCTTGAGCAGTAGTTGTATTAACGACTTGCTGTTCTTCTTTTGAAACACCTTGCTTATTGTCTTCAGTTCCTTGAGCAGGAGCCACAGCAGGTTCAGTCCCTTGTGCAGGCTGTTTATTAGGGTCAACAGTTTCACCTGCTTTCTGTGTATCAGGATTACCACCCTGTGCAGGGTCTTTTGGCTGTTCAGGTTGCTGAAGAACAGTTTTTTGCTGATTAAGAATCTGATTTATTTGTTTCTTAACGCCATTATCAAGATTAGGCAACTTGTTTATAAGGTCAGAAATTTGTTTGATACTGTTGTCATCAAACTGATTTTGGGCATTAGCAATTGGCTGTAAAATATCCATAATAGGCTTAAGACTTTCAGATGTTGCTTTCGCTTGGTCATTTGCCTGCTGTGTTTTTACTTGCTTTTTAGCAACTGCTGTGTCGGCAGCATTTTTAGCAGCGCCTGCAACTTTTTGCGCCATTTCTGCAACGCCTTCATTTAACTTAATAGCTTCGTCCAAAGCATCTAAAAAATTATTTTGTTGCATTTGCGTCTCCTGTGTTATTTGCTGTTTTTGCGCCATTATTTTCAGGCGTTGATTGCTGTGCAGCATTTGCGTTTTTCTGAGCCTCTACTGCTTGTTGTTGCTTTTGCTTTGCAGCATTCTTATCGTTTTTTGCCTGTGTTTTAAGGTCTTTCTTAAAAGCCTTATTTAGCAAGTTGATAATTTGCTGTGCAGCTTGGTCAGCAGAAGCTGCTTGAATGTTTGCAGTATTTTGATTTGTTTGTGCAGTTTGCTGAGCAGTTTGCGCATCTGCATTTGCCCTTTGAGCAGCACCCGCTTTTGTGCCGAAGACATTTTTTATAGTGTTACCTACTTTATGAACAACATCTCCGAGTCCTTCTTCATATTTATTTGAGACTTCAAGAGCCTCTAAAAATTGTTCTGTTTTCTGTTCCATATTTATTTAGTCCCTTATGATATTTTAATAATAGGTGCACTTATAAGTTCAACCTTTCCTGACTCAACATTTGCTAAAGGATAACCTGTTGATGCAACGCATTTACAAATTATTAAGTCAGACTTAGGAGAATCATATATTCTCTTAAAAGATTCGAGAAGTGCATTAATTCTTGTTTCAATTTTTTTATAATTCGTCATTTCTTTTGTGTAAGAATATGATGATTCACCCACTTCTTCTTTTAAGATTTCACCCCACTTACCAAGTTGTGCTTGTTGTGTACCACCTTTTGAAGCTTCAACTGCAACACCTTCGCCTGTCGATCTAACGTTAACTTTAATCTCTTTTGAGAATTTATCTTGATAAGCTTCATTTACTTGTATATACATCGATGCAGTTACACCCTGCTTTATCTCGCCTTTCTCTTTATAAGTGTATGGGATAAACTTAAAGTTGTCATCAATATGATCTTTTCTACAGTATTTCTTAAAAGATTTGAATGTGTTACTTTCATTATCTTCACCAAAATACCAAATAGGTGTCGCTGCATTTTCGCCAAATACAACATCATCTATAGAAGTTGTTGTTGCAATAAGGTTCTTTGTGTCTGCAAGAAGCTCCGCGTGTACCTCTTTTCCGCCTTTCTTCAAAGAAAGACCAAGAACGGTTCCGTTTGAAAGCGCTTCATCGCAAACTTTTGAATAATCTTCAGGCGTTTTAGATGTAAGACACTTATCAATATATTCTTTTGCAGTTTGGTCTGGGTTAGGTCCAAATACAAGCAAAATATCTGCTTTATTTATTCTGTCTTTTGGCTTTTTAAAGAGAGACTTTGAAAAGAATGTGTCAACGTCGCTAGCAATATTTGAATAAAGTCCGCGAGCGTATGCCTTAGGAGCGCCTTGTAATTTATGGCCTTCTGCATACAAGTCTTGAATCTTTTTTGAGCCTTCCTTTGCAATAGCAATAAAGTACTGCAACCAAGTGCCGCTTCTTGCATAAGTTTTTGGAGATGTTTGCTTTTTAATATCTTCAATAAACTTTTCAAATTCTACACCACAAACATTCCAATCAATACTTTGTCTATATTCTTCTGAGAATAAAGTATTGATATAATCAACGTCTTTTTGCAAAGGATTTAGCCAATATTTTTCAAAAAGATACGCTTGTGTTGCCTCTTGAAGATTTGTTGTCATAACATCATCTCTTGGCTTTTCAATGTATTTTGCGTCAATCATCTGTTTATGAATTTCTGCATTAAGTTTTTCAACAAAGTCGGCGCCTTCTGCATTCATCAATTCCTCTGTAGGTTCAATTAAAATTTCAAAGCGTTCACCATCAGATTTTTGGATTTTTGATACTACTACAGGTTTTCCACTTTTAATGCGTGTCTTAAGAGGCTCTATATATTTTGACTTTTCGCCTGCAAGGTCTTTACTACTAAGAAGGCCATTTGCTTCATTCAATACATCTCTATCAGTTCCTTTAAATTGAAAGCGCCAATCTTTACTTTCTTTTAAGCCTGTTTCAGCGAAGTGATATACAGAGTCAAATGCTTCAAAGTCTTCTTCAAACTCTTTAATTGTGAATCCCCACCAATCTTTTCTACTTGAAAGCTTTTTACCACTTATAAAAATATGATAGTCATAATTTATATTTTCTTGGAGATTAACACAATCACCTAAAGCAATTGTACAATAAAAATCAGAGCCATCAATATTTACGATTGCTTCTTTATTTTTTGTGCGATTTAATTTAGCTACTGTGTGGTGTCTTTCAGCGAACTCTCTTATCATTTCAAGAGCATCTTCTGTGTCGTCTACACTCCAACTTGATGAATAATAACTTTCTTTTAATTTATCTTGTGGGTGTTCCCAACCTGCCATAATGTCTGGGTCACGGTTTGCAGAAGAGAACTCTGAACGGTCAACAATCTTTACGATATTTCCGTCAGCGTCTGACATTGCAACGCCTTCCATATTTGCATCAATAATGCCGCGGCTTCTTGACTTATAGAATGTTGAGTAGTCTTGGTTTGAAGTTTTGAAGCCTTCCCACATCATCATTTTGATTTCAGCAGCAGCGTTTAATACCTCAACAAGATGTACAATTGTTTCTCTACTGTAATTGATAATCTCTTTGATTTCAGCAACATCGCCTGCCCATTTATCAATTGCACCCATCTTGCCTTTGGCAGTTTTCATTGTTGTGAATTTCTTTTGGAATTCTTTTGTCTGCTTTTCGGCAATATATTCTTTAAGGTCATTGATAACTGTTTCGCAGTTGAGTTGTGTTTCTTTTTTATCTGCAAGAGAAGCGTTTTCAAATGTATTCCAATAACCCATAAAGACTTCATTGTTTACCAAATCTTTATAAGCAGGGTCAGCGCAAAGTTCATCAGCGCCTTTTACAAATGATTTGTAAAGAGCTTTAATTCTGTCAATGTCAAACTTGTCTTTGTTTACATTCAAAGCAGGTGACATAATGTATGCCCAGTCTGGCCAAAGTACTTTATCTGTTTCAGGACGGAATGATTGAGTTTTACCGCCGTTACCATCATCCTTATAAACTGTATGGAATGCAATACCAAACTCAGCTCTTTTTACATCTTCATACCCAGGGTTGTCTTCAGAGAAAGCATATACAATTTTATTTGGTTGGAATGTGATGTATTCTTTACCTCTGATTACTTCAACTTTTTTATCATCAGTTGAGAACAAGCAGTCGCCCTGCCAAGCCTCTCCTTCAGGAATAAGTTGAGCAAGTTGCAAACAATAAACAAGCTTTTCAGCCATTGAAGGTCTGTCGCCGTATTTTGACATAATCTCATCTTCTGTCGAGATTACATTGTTTGCGTTTGCAACAAATGATTTAAGACAGATTGAGTTATCTGGGTACCCAGGGAACTTGCTGTAACAAATTACTGCAGGAGCACCATCAATCTTTGTTGTAGTATTCATACCTACATCTTGTCCTGCAGATGTAGCCAAAAACTTTTCAATTTTATCTTTTACTTCGGCAATTCCATCAGGTCCGAGAAGTACGAGGTCTTCAAAATGTGTCTGATGTGTATTTGCTCTTTTTACAAATGCTTCTCTGTATGTCATAATATAATTAGTCATCATCGTCAATAAACACTTTATCTATCATAACAACTTGCTTACAAGTATGACATTGAACAAACTTACATCTATAGAAGCTCTGTTTGCCGTTTTCATTTAGAGACAGAACTTTATAATCGCATTCTTTTTTATTAGGAATAACTTGAGGTGAATTGCAGTTAGGACAAAACCACAACTTTTTAAGGATTTCCGATAAAGACTTTTCTGTCTTTTCAACATTTCTTTGGGCTGTTTCAAGTGCCTTCTTTTGATGTTTAAGATCCCGTGATAACTTATTATATTTATCTACAGGAGTTTCGGGAGCTTTCTTTTCACTCATTTGCAACTCCTTACTTATTTAGTTGACTAAATAATATGAGCAATATTTTCGAAGCTAAACCTCACTTATTTGAGGCAGTTTACAGAATGAATGAAGTTAAAATGACACAGCTTGTTCCTGCTGCCATTAAGTATTTTAACAGAGGAGAAGACGATCTTCTTACTTTTTTGAAGTCGCAGTTCTCAATTGCAGGCGACAGAGCAAACTTTGGTCAGCAAGGACTTATGGACGATTGGCCTACAAACAATCGTAACATTCCACAAGACCCAGTAAGTAAGTTTGTTTTACTTACAGCAATTCGTCAAGGCGACCCACAGGCTGTCTTAAACTTTTTCAAAAAGTATCAAAAAGCACTTAATTTGAAGATAAATTTTGCTGCAATTGAAGAATTTATCAAAAATATGTAAAATTGACTGAACTTTTACAATAATATCTTTATATTATTATTGTAAATCAGGCAATAGGAGGCCGATATGACTAAGACAGTAACTGCAGAATGGAACTTCGACTTGGAAGAGGGCAAGAAACAGGGGATTGTTTTGGTCCTCGGAAAAAACTCTGACGGTTCAAAAGGCATTGGGTATGCTCTTTGGGATGAACAGGACAATGCTTGGGAATCAGATGCTACCCTTCAACCGATGCCAAACTTCACAGTAAAAGCTTGGATGAAAGATACAAGCCTTCTTGTCGACTTAGATTAAAAATTACAATTTCAGATATAAAAGCTCCTCAATAGAGGGGCTTTACTAATTTTTAAAGGTTGAAAATGGAAAAGTTATTATATGTTCACGGCTTAGGTGGAACAGGCCACGGCGGTTCTGCAACAAACATTAGAAAAGCCTTAGACTCATTATACGATATTACAACAAACACATATGATTTATTGCAACCTGCAGAAGCTTTTGAACAAATCAAAAATGATGCAGAAAAAGCTGATATAATTATTGCGTCATCTTTAGGTGGCTTTTACGCTTCTGCACTTAACACAAACAAGATTTGTATTTTACTTAATCCTTGTTTAAATCCTAAAGAAGCAATTCCTCCTATCTTATACCCTGAACAAAGAGAAGTTTATAACGAAGAAAAGTGTTTCAAAGAATGGGACGAAATCGCAGATAACTGGTCTGATTTCGACAATGAAACAAAATCAAGTAAGATTGGTATTTTCTCAGATAATGATGAATACTTCTCTTATAAAGATTTGTTTAATACTTTATTCAGAACTGGTTACGGAAAGAACTTATTTACAATTCACGGCACACACGAGATTGCAAAAGATATGCATCAACTTCAGGATGCAATATCACAAGCTTGGCAATATCTTGAAATAACTTGGAAGGGTTTTGACCCTGGGCATATGTATGAGTCAACTCGTTTGCAGGAAAGATTCATCAATATGTGGTTCAACTCTGACAACCCAAAACAAGAACGCCTAATTGCCGACAACATTAAAGATGTATGGGAATTACTCGACAGAGCCTATGCTTATCTCCCAGGCGGCCCAGGTGGATTTACAAACATAAATGATTTTATTGCAGACTGTGAAAAGTCAAATGCTCTTATTAAATGTGTTAAACACGATGGAGAACTTGAAGCTTGCGCAGTTTATAATTTGAACAGAGGCGGCCGCAAACTTTCATTGATTGGCGCACAAACAGTTTTCGATAAAGACACCAATTCTTGGAAAGCAACTCCTGCAGGAAAAGAAGCTTTATACACAATTGCTCGAGAAGATATTGATGAAGGCGATAGAAACTTCTGGGGTGAAGTATCTGACGGTGCTGAAACTGTTTATTATGTAAAGACAAAGGCCGTCCCAGTTCCTCCTTCAGTTGTTGCAGCTTTAATGCCTAATAAAGGCATAAGAGATACAAAAAATAAGTTACCTATAAGACATATGAAAAAAGTTGTAGGTAAACACTACGATGCCGAAAAAGGAAAAGAAGTTCCTGACTTCGAAGAATGGGATGAAGAAAATCGTTTCAATTCAGGTTACTATGAAAGGCCTGTCGTTGCTGGACAATATCATAGAAAAGTAGCAGTAACATCACCTGAAAATCAAAATAAAGTACAAGACTTCCCAATCGAAAGATACCGCAAAAGAGAAGCAAAACTTAAGATGTTTGAAAGAATACTTAATCACGGTAATAAGTGTTTACTTGTTCTTGACATTGATGATACAATTATCAAGGCCGACCCAAAAGTTATCGGTATTTGGAAGAAACTTCCTGACGGTTCAGAAGTTAGATTGAATACTGAAGAGTTTGCAAAAGACCCAGACGCTTCACTTTCAAAAGAAGAAAGAGCAGCAAAAGGCGTTTCATTTGATTATAGAGAATTTTGCGACCCAGAAAAAGTTGAAAAGTCAATTATGCAGGGCACACCTATTATCAAAAATCTTCGTTTAATGGACGCGCATCTTGCAGCAGGTTGGGACCTCGCATTTTTAACTGCTCGTTCTCAAGAAGAAGTGATTTTCAAAACACTTCGTCAGTTCTTGAAGTTTAATGACCACGGTGAATTTAAGAGTATAGACAATTATATTAAGAGAGACTGCTGTTCTGCAATCAACGATGCAGTTCATATTTACGAAGGCGCAACAGATGCCGAAAAGAAGGCAAATGTTTTGAAAAGACTTTGTAAGATATATGACGAAGTTGCTTTTGTTGATGATGATATGAAGAATGTTGCTTATGCAAGATCTTTACACCTGCCAAACTTAAAAGTAATTATTGCAAATAAATAGGAGAAGAAAATGATTAAACAAGAAGATGCACAGAAGTGTTTAGACTCTTTACTTGATAAACTTGAAGATGCGGGCATTTCGTATCCAAGCTTAACTGTGAATGTAGTTGACTTTGACTACACTGGAATGAAAGCAAAGTACAACATTTCAGAAAAAAGTATTTCTGTTTGGAAAAAAGTTGCTGTAGCAGATTTGCCTAAGTACATTGCACACGAAATCTGCCACGCATTGGAAAGAGCAAATGGCACCCCAGTTATTACAGGCGGCGAACTCTCTGATATGTACGATGTAATCAACACAGACTCTTTGAAGCAAAAGTTTATGCAATTGATGAGCTTGTTCTCAATTCTTTCAAGAGTTTGGACAAACTTTGAAGCAGCAGCAAGTTGTATCGAAAAGCTTGATACACTTATTGATGAACTTTATGATATTGCCAACAATGGCGACCCAGAGAATGAAGAGTTCTGCAAACGCTTCTTATCGAATTATGATAAGATTTATGACGGTGTATCTTATTATGCAGATGGTGGTCATAACGATGACTTCCTTGATTGGAAAGATAAGTTATCAGAGTTGTTTGGATTTGAAATTCCTACAGCAGAAAACTAAAAAGTGTTAATATAAAATTACGAAGTTCGATAAACGTTACTCTGGGTGAAAGTCCCAGCAACCTCACAGCAGTGATGCTACTCGAACGGCTTACAAAAATCAAATGTAGGTAGTGGGGCTGTAGTTTGAAAAAGTTAAAACTGGCGAGAACTTCTCTTACTTTTTTGTAAGATATACTAAATAAATACCACAGCAAAGTAAAATTGCTGTTAATATATTTTCATAAGGAAAAAGAAAACAAATGATGTTATCAAGAGTTTATGAACAGGAACAAATTACTCGCAACAATCCAAATACAGCTATTTGGACAAATATCATTAACCCTAGAGAATATGATTATGATTCGGGGCAGCCTAGTTAGGAGTGAAAAAGCTTTTTTACTAGGCAACCGATGAAAAAGGTTGCCTTTTTTGATTTTTGGGCAATTTTACAAAAAAAAAATCAAAAAAAAAAAATGAAAGTTTTTTAAACTTCCATTGAACTGTTTTTATATTATTATTGTAATTTGAAAACAAGTTACAAATACAGTTCAAAGGAAGGACAAAGTTGAATAAATCAACTGCTCCGCCGAGTTAAAGTCGGTGGAAAGAGTAGGCGGTTACCTTATAAAAGACTTCCGCCGCAACAAAAAGGACCACAGCAAAGGTTGTGGTTGGGTGCCAAGGAGAACAATAAGGCAGAGTAGTTCACTGCACGAAAATAACCCGCTTCTTGGGAATTGAAAACTTGAATTGGTTAGCCTGAGCTTCGGCAGAAACGGCAATCGTTCAAACCGTAAAGTCGGAATTACGAACTAACATTTGGGTCTTTCAGCTAAAAGGAAGGCCTGCGGTTAAGGCCTACAATGGAGAGCCGCAGAATACGAGTTCGAATCTCGTAAGATCCATACAAGCAGGAGCAATCCATAAGGCTTGTTAGGTGCTATGAAGGAAAAAGGCACGGTTTCGTCCCACGCGGATCACACCAGCTGAGAGCGGGTTCAATTCCCGACTGCACTTATACTGACGGTGGACATTGTTGGATCCGTGAAGCTCGCAAGGCTGGAGTAACGGCAAGGTTCAAGTCCTTGGTTCACCTACAGTTTACTTTTTGGCCCTGTAGATTAACAGGTTCAGATCGCTGCCCTTTCAAGGCGGAAATCCGAGTTCGAGTCTCGGCGGGGCTACTACTTGAGTTCTTTGACAATAAAGGGAAGGTAATTTTTTCGGCGTGTATCCCCTCACTCTGATAAGGTGTTGAAAGGGTAGTTGGTTCAGGGTGGTTCAATTCCACCGACGCCGACTCGAAAGTTGAAGAAACCGATAATCGTCCACGACAATAGGACCTGACGATAGGAAACGACAATAGGGACTGACGATAGATAACGGCAACCTTCGCAGTATTCAACTTTCAATTTTATGGGGTGTTAGCTCAGTTGGTTAGAGCAACGGACTGTTAATCCGTGGGTCGCAGGTTCGAGCCCTGCACACCCCGATATAAGGAAATTTCCTTTGGGAAACACATTGCCTTGACCATAAATGTGCGCTGGGGACGATACCTCCTGAGGTTACATCTTGGCAAAAGAAAGATGCGTAAAGAGCTGAGCTCTGGAGTTTACGACAAAAACTCGGAGGAGCAGTAAGTCCCTTAAGGGTTGGTCACCTCAACTTACAACCTATCAGGATGTAGCTCAGCAGGTTAGAGCGCGTCGCCTGGGACGATGAGGTCGGAGGTTCAATTCCTCTCATCCTGACTATAAGAAGAAAAACTTTTGCATATCTAAAGCGTAATAGGTCGACTAAAAGCAAGTAGAGATGAAAAGCCATAATCAGAATTGCAAAGGTATTGACTATTGGTGTAAGTGGGTAGCACACAACCGTTATGGGTACCCGAGGTGTTGGATCGTTCCCAACATAGTTTACTTCTTTATTATCTGGGGCTGTGGAGCAGTTGGTTAGCTCGACGCGTTGTCAGCGCGAAGGTCGCGGGTTCAAGTCCCGCCAGTCCCGCTAGTCTTGGCAGCTGTACTGTCCTGTAAGGCTTGCAGGAAACAAGCACGGTATAGTGGAGAAAGATTTTTCAGGGGCTAAGCATTAAGTCTTGAACTGAAGTTTTGTAAGTATCTGAAATGAAAGACTAAAAACTTTTTTCTGGGTCGTTATTCCGTAGGTGGTCTCGGGGCGGACTGTAAATCCGTTGGCCTTTTGGTCTGAGGTGGTTCAACTCCATCACGGCCCATACATAACGCATAGAATGTTCCTATTTTTACAAAATTGGTTGTTTTTTACATTCCGCGTTTTTATGCTACCTTAGCTCGAATGGTAGAGCGCCTGACCTGTAATCAGGATGTTGTGGGTTCAAGTCCTACAGGTAGCTCTAGGCAAATGTTGTTCCTATTTGATGGTACTTGTGTTGTGGGTTCGAGTCCCGCCATCTTGCCTGCGTGCAGGATGTAGCTCAACTGGTAGAGCAAAGTTTTTTACAACACGCCTTTTATGCTGTAGTCGCATAGCGGTTGATTGCGCCGGATTTGTAATCCGGAGGTGTAAAAGCCCACGGGAGTTCGAATCTCTCCTACAGCTAAATTTCTAGGTTTCGACCGCTGCCATAGGGAGGCAGAGTTGGCCTAACCGAGGTAAAGTAGGATTGTTAGTTTAGCGCTGAACTTTCAAAACAAAATCCCGCTGAGAGACACTGACTGATTGGCAATCGCGAGCTAATTTGAGGATGCCTGATAAGAAAACCTTTTTATGGGGCTATGGTGGAGTTGGCTACCACGCCTGCCTGTCACGCAGGAGGTCGCGAGTTCGATGCTCGCTAGTCCCGCTACAAAAAATCGGACCCAGGAACTTGTAATGGGTTGAAAGGTAAGCTGTTTATGACAGTAAGCCAAAAGAGTGTGAGAGTATCCTTGTGCAAGTAGGAAAAGTGTAACACTTAGTAAAAGTTTTGCGGTTTCTTTTACATTATGGTTCTTAGGACAAAAAGGTTGAGTCGCAACCCTTTCAAGGTTGAGGAGTGGGTTCGATCCCCGCAAGAACTACGATTCCATTACACGCTGAGGACGATGCCTGTAATGCAGCAAATAAATTATATTTGAACTACAACAGTATAATTTATTTAAGAGAAAGTCCAAAGTGCTGTGCTTCATTGCGAACGCAGTTTGTAAGTCGAAGCAAGTTAGCTCTTATAACAATAGGCACCAAATTATAAAGCAAAAGTCCTATTGGGTTAACGAGAAGCACGGTTGGTAAATGCTTGTCGTGGGACGCTAGTTGATATTAAATGTTAATATTGATTAGCAGGAAGGTTCAATTCCTTCAAGCATTGTCATAGCGGGATAGAGCAGTTGGCAGCTTATCGGGCCCATAACCCGAAGGTCGGTGGTTCGAGTCCACCTCCCGCAATAAGACTTACATTTCATTTGGTGGTGTAGAGGAAAAAGGACGGGTTCCGCAGTATGTAAGTCGAATAACTTGTTGGACCCTCGCCCGCATTTAGGTCGCGGGAGTATGCAGGTTCGAATCCTGCCACTGCCGTAAAGGAGAACACAATGACATATCATTAGGATATGTATAGAAAGTATCCTAAAAAACAAGACCACGGAACTCGTGGCGTTAATTGGTCATCCTCAACAGTTTTAGATTGGGGTAATGTTAGAAAAGGTATGCGATTGTCTTATAGGTGGCAATACCGACAGGCAAAGCATAAGTTCAAAATTGAATTAAAAAAGATTTCAATCGAAGCGTCTGACGAAGAGATTGAAAGATACTTTTTGAAAACAGAATTCAGACCACAAGCTATGTGGTGGGATTTTGACTAAAAGGAAGGCTGAGGCCCTGTCACAGGAATTGTCCTCAATACTTCTGGCTTTTGTAAGAAAGCTCGAGATTTTTTACAATTGCAGTTTTATGCTTTTCAAGGGTAGAGGGCTCCCTCGCGCAATAATAAGTCGCAAAAGAGGTTGGATCGCACCATACGCGGCGTTTGGAATTTTACACAAAATGGCAAACGATTTTTTTTGACGCTGTAGTTCAGTTGGATTTAGAACACGAGCCTTCTAAGCTCGGTGTCGCAGGTTCGAGTCCTGTCAGCGCCATACGAACAAGGAAACGTTCTAAACACCCGCAGGAAACATTCGTTTGCGTGAATATGAATGGAAGGATCTATTGCGTTAAGTTATCCGTGCAACTCGGACGGCGAGCAAGTATGAAGATATAGTCGCAATGAGACTTGAGGTGAATAGCGATGCTTTCCCAGCAATGGTGTATGTAAGTCTAATACGTAAATAAGATAGCCTCATTTCCAGTCGGACCCAAGGGCAGCTCAAAACCCAGTGCAAGAGCAGCGGCGTTCTAGACCGTGTGAAGGAGAGTTCGTGGTACTCCACCTTGGGAAAAGTATGGTGTCGCCCAGCGTAGCCGCAATCAAAGTTGAACGGCGGCAGGAGTGAAGTTAACCCGTTCAACATAACAGCGAGATAAAGGCTTGTTGCTTAAGAGGAAGTTCCTTTTGCAAATTCTACCAATACTCCTGCTCAACACCTGTGCAGACAGGCCTGAAATAATGGTACCGAAGCACTGACGGTGGACAGAAGAATGGGATGGATTTTGAAAAGCTGTATGAGATCGTATCAACAACTACAGTAGCCGACTCGGTCGGTATACAGCCGTGCATTCATAAGTCACGGTGGAGAATTAAAGGGTTACGGGGTTGGTTAAGCAGTGTACCCAGTCTGCTCAACGCAACGAATTTGCGAAAAGTATCAGAGATAATACCGATGCCCGTTAAACATTTGTTGGCCTCTCAACAACGAGTTATGTCGGTTGAGAGGATTCTCGGTCCCATAGAACAACTGGTTCAGTTCGTGGCCCTCTCAAGGCTAAGATTCGGGTTCGAGCCCCGGTGGGACTATATGTGGTAAACACAGAAGGTATGTGCCGACCTAGGTGGAGGCGATTGATGAAAATTCTAGTTGAATTAGGGTCACCGTTAAGAACAAAGGCAAACTTAAGTAGGAAGGCTGAATAAGCTGCGGGTTAAGTGGGGACTCCGCTTCCTGTTTGAACTACCAAGGCAAGGGTTGCGCCAAGTATGTCGGCCGAGGCAGAGGCGTACTCACCGGTGAAGGCGTTGAGGAGAAAGTGAAATCCCCAACTGATTTCAATATCAGCCAAAGACCTTGAGAGCGGGTGTGTGCATTACGAGCACCCTTGAAGTTACTAGAGCATCGGGCAATTCGCGCCTATAGTCCAATGGATTAAGACACTCGGCTACGAACCGAAAGATTGGGGGTTCGAGTCCCTCTAGGCGCAAAGCAAAGTCAATTCCGGATAGCGACAATGCTTTCAGAGTCAACGCGTTTATAAGTCGGTCTCTGGTAAAATTGGTAGCCCAATTGGTAAAGCAACGGCTGTGAAAGCCGGAAGATGTAGGTTCGAGCCCTACCCAATTTATAAAACAATATAAGTGCCTATAAACAATTTAGCGAGGAGGCAGAATGTATAAGGGTATCATTATTGGAAAACCGAACTGCATTGGTCAGAATCGCGAAGGTTACGATTGAACTACCTGTTTAAGATCTGAAAGTGTTGTTGTCAATAACACGGCAGGCGCCTATAAGGTACGGGAAGAATAGATCACCATTCCTTGAAAATACTTGGCAATAAATAAGTCCTGTGGCAAACTATATTGTTAATATTGATATTATGGATGGCCTTAAAAGAATAACAATTGCTGCTATGAAAGCAGCAGAAACTGAAAATGAAGTAGATTATGTTTTTAGCACATTTGGATATACAAGTGTTGCTGAAAAAGCTTGGCTTTTAGAGCAGGCAATGGGTGGTCAATGGTTTGACTTGCCAAAAGATGATGAAGCAAGACTTCAAATGTTGAAAGCAGCTTTTCTTAAAGGTCAATGGCGTTATGCAGATAAACTTTCGCAATTGAAAAACATTGCAAAAGATTTGTAATAGGGGTGTGGTGTAATGGTAACACAGCGGTCTCCAAAACCGCTAGCTGTGGGTTCAAATCCTGCCGCCCCTGATAAAGAGTTTGGGCGTAGATAATGCTGAGGTGAACGGTGCACTCAAGTAGCCTCTATAACCCTCCCAGTTGGACTTGAGCGTCCTGCAGGTAAGCTCAGGGTGAAAGTCGGATAAGACGGACCGAATAAATCAAACTCTTTTTTACTTCCCCGTAGCCTAGTAGGTAGGGCAACGGTTTTTGGTACCGTTCGGACGGGTTCGAATCCTGTCGGGGAAATACTTTACTCCACCGTGGTGTAATTGGTAACACGGGAGATTCTGGTTCTTTTGTTCAGGGTTCGAGTCCTTGCGGTGGAAATATAAAATTGAACATTGATGTGTTGGTGAAATGGATAACACGTCGCCCTTATAAGGCGAAGATTTGGGTTCGAATCCCAAGCACAGAACTTTGGTAGCAATTTGTAAGTCTATCCCTTGTTCAATTTTATTTTGAATATTTCAGCAAATGCTGTTAATATAATTTACATAGTTGAAGAAGGACCTTCACCCTAGCGGGCAAGGGTTAGAGTTTTAATACTCTGTGGCATATTCCGATGTGGTTCGACTCCACGCCTGTGCGCAATTTGTAAGACGGCCTTCAACTAATTTTGAAATTATCAGAGAGTGTTCTTACATTTTCTGTTAATATACTAAATATAAAAAATATTGCAAAAGTAGTTCCTATTTCAAATTCATCATTTGGTTGTTTACTACTCGCAATAAATATATGGGCTTAAGGTGTTAACGGCTGGCACACGGGATTTGCAATCCTGAGGTCCGAGTTCGATGCTCGGTAGGTCCACTAAATAAACAATAAGGATTTTTAAATGAATTTTACAAAGAGTGTGAAAATGACAGCAAAATCTTTCTCAGTAATAAAGCTTTCTGGCTTGTGTGGAAGTGGTGTGTCATTAGGCTCTGCCCTCTTTGCAAAACATTTAAAAGGAGAGCTTGGGAAGAACAGTTGAAGTAAAAGATAAAAACTGTTTTTAAGCCCAAGCAACTCGAAAGAGTTGCTTTTTTGTTTTTACGGTGAGTGGCGGAATTGGTAGACGCAGGGGACTTAAAATCCCCAGCCCGTTAAGGGCGTATGGGTTCAAGTCCCATCTTGCCGACTTACATATTTTTCGGTTCGTGGCGGAACTGGTAGACGCGCAGCCTTGAGGTGGCTGTTCCCGTAAGGGAGTGTGGGTTCAAGTCCCACCGAGCCGACTGTACCCATAGTGTTAGCGGTTAGCACGGAAGATTGTGGATCTTCAGGGACGGGTTCAAATCCCGTTGGGCACCCTAAAAAATGAAAGTTTTTTGAAAAAAATTAAACTTTTGAAAAGAACTTTTTATATTATTATTGTAATTGACAACAACAAATCTTAAAGATAGGTTGCTGACAGTTGACAAAAAATGGTTAATCTCTGTAAGTTTGACCGCCTTTCCCTACCATACTAGTTCCGAGGGTTTTGGATTGACTTACAAATCTCATAGGGGAGTATAACGGAGGATTTCTTTCGGGGAAATCGATGTACGCTGGCGCTCCTGCCAGAAATATGAGGTTCGACTCCTCAACCTATGAATACTTTTTATGGCCAGTTTGCCAAGTGGTAAGGCGGCGGTCTGCAAAACCGCTATGCAGAGGTTCGATTCCTCTACTGGTCTCTAATATGGGCCGGTAGCCTAATTGGTAAGGCGCCTGATTTGCACTCAGGTCTATCGGGTTCGAGTCCCGCCGTGTCCACAAGGTTGGCAGACAAACCTTAAGTCTCCGAAAAAGTTTGGATCATATTCCTTCAACTGAGCTGCTAGGTTTCCGCCCAGTATTAGAAACCGTTCTTTATGCATCGTTAGTGTTAGCGGCTAGCACGTCGGTCCTCCAAACCGAAAGCGGGAGTTCGAATCTCCTACGGTGCTCTTGAACAACCTGAGCAAAAGAGTTGTAAAACTGCTCGCAAACATTTTGGAGGGTTGGCACAGCGGCTACTGCGGCGGTCTTGAAAACCGCTGGTTCCGAAAGGGCCTCGCGAGTTCGAGTCTCGCACCCTCCGCTATACTGAAGCAAAAGTTGTCAACTTGCTTCTATTTCCAGATTTGGTGTAGCGGTAGCACAGCGGACTGAAGATCCGTTAGCTGGGGTTCAAATCCCTAAGTCTGGGCTAAATCTCTGTTATAAGCTTGGACGAAGGCGTAACCCATACGCAAGTGAGTCTGAGGTGGCGGTTGGTTGGGGACCTACTGATGTAAGCAGAGCGTTCAAAGATCGAAACTTGTTGTAGTGTGAAAAGCTACGGAAAAAGAACCTGTCAGCGCAACGTATAAGTCGACTGACGGCCTAAGGGGTAAGTGGACTTGTGCCTTATAAAAAAGAGCAGCCCGCCACGGTCCTTAACTCAATTGGCAGAGTGCCTCTCCTACACGGAGGAAGTTCGGGGTTCGAGTCCCTGAGGGCCGACTAACTTGGGCCTCTAGCTTAGTAGTTAGAGCGTTTATTACAGAGCAGTTTTTTGTAAGTCTTTTATTGGATAAAAGGCGCGGGTGCAACTCCCGCGGGGCCCGCTAAAAACATTAAAGGTTGTAAAATGAAAAAGAAACAGAGGGCATAACCTTCTATTCAGTCCATTGGAATTGAAGGTGCCCAGCTTAAATGGAACTACATTTCAATTCTTATGGACCGTTAGCTCAACCTGCGTAGAGCAATTGGCTTTTAACCAATAGGTTATGGGTTCGAATCCCATACGGTTCAATCACGGGCCACTAGCTCAACTGGTAGAGCAACAGACTCTTAATCTGTGGGTTCTGGGTTCAAATCCCAGGTGGCTCAACTCAGTAAGTAGAGTTCTCGAGACAACGCTTACTTTTATATGGGCCCATAGCTCAGGTGGTTAGAGCAATACACTTTTAATGTATGGGTCGACAGTTCGAATCTGTCTGGGCTCACTTTTATGTCGCGGTAGTTTAAAGAACTTGCAACAGAAAACGCATTTTGTAAGTCGGTCCGTAATAGGAATGTTTGTAAAGTTCGTGGTAGCAACGTCCCTCAGAAAAGGGGAAGATGCGGGTTCGAGCCCCGTTCGAGACTCTAAAAAATTATGTACCCGTCATATAGTGGTTATTATGTGGCCTTGCCAAGGCTGACACGGGGGTTCGACTCCCCTCGGGTGCTCTCACAAAGAACACGGTCAAAATGTTCCTAGTAAGCTTAGAGGCCATTTGAGCGTTCATCACGGGACGCTGGCTGCTCAAGGTATTGCAAGTACTGCTCAAATGATTAGGACGACACAAGGATTCCTTGCAAAGGGGATGCGGCAAACTTGCAGCCACCACTAACGAGGTGTAAACTGAGGAGCGTGAAGAATCAGATCTTGCATCTCTACTTTGCAACTTGTTTATAGGAGCGTATCTCAGCTGTCTTATAAACAGTCCAGTATAATTCGAGTAATTGGTGGATGAGGGTTCAAATCCCTCCGCTCCTATTTTTAGGAGATTAAACTTTCTCCGCGTTCTATTTATATTATTGCAGTAAGGGGACAAAAATGAAACACGGATATACAGCTTTTTGGGCAAAGAACAGAAAGACAGGTGAAGTTTATGGTCTTGATGTTCAATGGTATACTCCTGAACAGATTGCTCTCAACAAAAGATTTACTTATGTCATTCAAAATGACAGAGAAGAGAACGCAAAAGATTTAATCAACAGCGTTAAGTTTCAACTTGAACATAAAAAATCAGAAGATGAAAAAATAGAAAATCTTGACATATATGAAGAATACTTAAAGACTGGGAGAATACTTAAAGCGCAAATTCAAACTCGTGGTTTTCTTTCATTCCTTTATGAACAAGAAACAAAGCGTAAGCCTATGCCTTTGTTTATTGAAGAAATCCCAGGCGCTAAGTTGAAACAGACTGATTGGAAAGATTATGATTTCTTTGCAACAAAAGCAAAAGGTAAAAATGCGCCTTATAAGCTTGATGAAAAAATTGCAAGGTTTAATGATAAAAGACATTCAAAGACTCAGGTCTTTATGTTAATATCGAATTAAAGAGTAAGGCAATCAAAAGTGTAGCTAGCAAGTAGGTTGCCCGATATACAATCAGCATCGAAGTGAAGTCGACACCACGAATTTCACGGAGCCCTGATTGGGTGAAACGGCACAGAGATAGGCGACAAGAGCATTGGTGAAGCATCGGCCTATCTAAAGCTAAAGTAACAGAGTATCGTTAACGGTTCCGGACAGTTAAGGCTGATTGTGCGTTACCTTAATTGTTGCAGGTGTTATTTACTCTTTATATATCGGGGGATGGCGGAATTGGTAGACGCGGCAGACTCAAAATCTGCTGTCCGAAAGGACGTGAGGGTTCAAGTCCCTCTCTCCCGACTTGAGCAAAAGTTGTTCCTATACAGAGCTTAAAACGTCCTGCCGTTTGGCTTGTGGGTTCGAGTCCCACCTACCTGTTCTAGGTAGTGGCGGAATTGGGAAACGCGGGATGTCCCTCTACAACTCGCTCTTTATCGGTCATTGGCGCAATTGGCAGACGCGGGTGACTTAGGATCATCATTCTATAGGTTCGAGTCCTATATGGCCGACTTTCTGTTAATATATCTTTATGGAATTGAATGAATTAAGTAAAGAAGTATTGAACAGCAATCTTTCTGATGAAGCAAAGATTGAAGTAATGAAAGCTTTGTTTGGACAGAGAGAAGAAAAATGGGTGCCTCCTTATCCAATTACATACCCATATATTATTAAGGAAGTGCCTACACGCCGAGATTGGTGGGAAGATATAACTTGCGGTGACGGCGATTGGTGGCAACAGCAACAAAGAAATGCACAGGCTGATGTCGAGTCAATAATTCACCCAAGAGCTATATATTAAACTTTGGAGGAGTGGCCCAGTGGTTACGGCGGGGGATTGCTAATCCTCTGGTTGTCGCAAGACGCCGCGCGAGTTCGAATCTCGCCTCCTCCGATAACCTGTATGAGATGGTATCAAATTCAGGCGAGGGTTTAGTAGTACCTTATGGCAATTCAAAAAGCTTACTTGACGGTAGGGGACAACGTCATAAAAGAAGACTTGATGATGGCAACACTTTGATAGCCGATAGTTTTACAGGGTTCTATCGTTACATCGCCTCAAGGGGCTATGAACAAGGCTCCGCAATTGTTCAGTGAGGAACTTAATAGGATGTGGCAATCTTCAACTTGCTCGAGGAAATACCCTGTGTTTTTTTTTGGTGGATAAGTTCATATAGTTGAACGCCGCCCTCATAAGGCGGATGTACGTGGTGCAAGTCCACGATCCACCACACTTGGAAGGTTGAGATATGATAGTTACAGAAGAACAGTTAAACGAACTTTACAAAAGAGTGGACGTTGCTTGCAAACATTTTCCGCAACTTCGATATGGACAAGCAATGTTCAATGAGGCTTACTCTATGTGGCCTGAATTTGTAAACACAATTCGTGGCACTAATGATGACTGTTTCTATCAAGATTCAAAAGTTGAAGCTTTCTTAAGCCACTTCGAAGTTGCAAAGTAAACCCACCCCTTACAAGAAGGTAGTCGAAAGGCTACCTTTTCTGTTTTTAAACTAATTGATATGATATTTAAGAGAG